AACAGAATGAGATTGATACGGTTCCCAACAGATGATTTCTACGTTTATACCAAATGCCGGAACTTGCAAGCGATGATATTTGGCATTGATATCCGGTCGAACCTTCGTATAGAAATATCCATGCACTTGCTTCTCATCACCAAGCACATTGGATTTTTTGATGATACGACCGTCACTCACCGGATCATAACGACCAATGATAGACAAAGCACTAGGTTCTCCCTTCTTCCATTCACCGTCTACTAGTTCTCCATTAGATTCGATAGTGACTATTGCAGTATGTGGATACCGTTTTACCATCTGTTGCCCGCTCTTCCTTTGATAATGATTCGCTTGCCAAGTCTGCCAGCCTTCTCAGGCTCCCCATTCTCTATATACAGCTGTTTTGCAGTCTGAATATAGAAAGAACGGGGATGAGTGATAGAAAGCTTGTTTTCACTGAAATCCGGCGAGTTTACCAACATGGCATACGTATCAGCGACACAAAGACCGACTTGCTTCATGTTTTCAGTAGTGCATTTTTCCTCGGGATTGACACCACGTTTAACAAAGACTACTTTATCCAGGAAGCCTTCCATATCCCCAATAGAGGGATATTCCAGTATTGTTTCTCTGATTGTTGCCATAATAATTAATAACCGTCTTCATCTGTTTTTTCAGTGTCTTCGCCTTCCGCCCATGCCTGACCATCGGTTTTCATGATGTACATTGCATCAGGATCATTGATTACCGGGATGGCATTAGCTTCCGCTTTAGTCCACTCTTTGAATGGTTCCAACTCTGACCACTTGCTAAGGAAAACAAAGTCCTTTTTCAGCGTGGTAGCTTTCTTCTTGTATTCAACCGAATGTTCTGCGGCGATAGGGCCGTGCTGAATATCACCACACTGTAAATCTTCCAAGAAACAGATATTGTTTGCTTCCCACGGATTTACTGTTGTACGTTGATGAGCAGCATTTTCAATACGAACAGATGGGCTTACAAGAACTATCTGAACACCTTCTGTATTCTCCTGTGCAGCAAGATACTCGTTAATAACCTTCTTGGAGATAGTCAGCTTTTCTTTCTGATTGATCCAGCCTTTCACTTTTTCAATAACAGCCTTCTGCTTTTTCAATAAAGCAAATCTATCCTTACGCATAACAACGTACTTGATAGTAACTCCTTCAGCAGAAGCGGCAACTACGGTATCTTCAATATCCTGTAAACCGTCAGCTGTTGTTGACTTAGACCAATCAACAGTAGCCACCTTTTTGTTTACATTAGGCATACCACAGCCTACAAACTCTTCGGTAACAATACCGTTATTGTTGCTTGAATTCAGAATGAACCCACCTTTAGACATCAGCTGCATACACCACCATTCGAAGCGACCGCGAACAGCATTATATACGAAGTCCTGATCTTTAAAAGCAAGGTCAAGAAGAGCCTTTAGATCTGAATCACCCTCACAATCGCGGCTAAGTTGACGGTATTCATTCCAGTCACTTTCATTCATGCCACGCTTAACAGCCGTCTTAGGGATGTCACCTGACATTTTACCAACAACTTCACGCTTCTTTTGCGGTGCAGAAGAATCGAAGCTGATAACGTCTGCAATAACAGGAGCACCTTTCTCTCCGGTCAAAGTTTCCCATTTCAGAGAATCTTTCTGCTTTACACCGAAGAAGTTAGGAAAGAATACCGGCTTAACCTTACGTGAGTTAAGTCGTGCTCCCATATTCTTACGGTTGACTTGTTTAATTAAACTTCTTTCCATATATCACTATTTTAATGGATTAGACAAAACGGATAAAACGGAGCAACGCTTTGATGGCGTCGTCAATAGGGTAGGGCATTACTGCCTCGTTTACAGTACCACGTACCAAAAGGCCCGACTGTTGATTAGCAACGGTCACATCAACCTTGTTCATGGTGATAATTTCCGGTGTATACTTGAACTTTGCAGCTTTGGCAGCAGCTTTGGCGGCAACAAGAACTAACACGTCATTCACCTTTACGGCTCCAATAGCCCCCGCAAGAGTTATTGTATCATAGTCTGAGTTAGTTTTGTCAATTGCAGAAATTACATCCGAGGCTCCGGTTAAAGCACCGCCGATTGTAACAGCTTCACCAACTGTAAACACATGATTTTTTGCTACTTGGATGGTTACTGCATCGGCAACCGCTTCAGCTGTAGCTTTTCCTGTTTTAACAACATGATAAAGACCGTTTGTGTCTTTACCCACAATCACAAGCGGAGGAAGCTCATCAATGACTCCCTTCAGTTCCGCGCGGGCGATGGTTCCACCGCCTTGGATGTCCTCGATAATCTTCTCTATACCGGGGGCATACTGAAATTCAGTTTCTTTCTTTCTAAACATAGCAAAATGAATTAATTATTAATCTTCCAGACCAAGGCTGGCAACTCCATTATTATCACTTTCCTCATCCTCCATCAAGTCCAACCATTCTTTCTCTGAACGTTCTTTCGGCTTATAAGAATTAGGTTTGTAATCACCACCGGCAATTTCATCATCAATTACTGATTGCTTGATTTCTGCATATTCTTCTTGCAAATCCTTGATCTGATCTTCAACTGACGTCTCAGAATTGACATCGATACGTGAAAACCATTTTGCTGGAAGCTTTGAACTTTCAAACAACCCCTTTGCTGATGATTGTTTTGTAGAAGTCGCCATCGTAGTTGCAACCTTACCCACAGTGTCTGTCAACGCTTCAATTTGCTTTTGTTGAGCCTTAAGAAGTTTAGTAACAGCAGGTGGCAAATCTCCAAAATCGTCCTCATCTTCATCATCGTCATCAACGCCCTTTTTGGTTTTCTTCCCTTTGGCAGTAGTTTTTTCAATGGGTTTCCCGTCTTTCAAACCGTGCTTTTTCTCATACTCTGCAATAGCTGCCTGCATTACAGTCTGTGAATTCTGATCGTTAGCGGTCAAATCTGGAAGAATATTCTCCTTGAATAATTCAATATAGTTATCCAAATTCTCTTCGCTCTCAATATTGAAAAGTGCCTGGACCTTAGCCGCATACTTTTCAGGGATTTCAGCCTTTTTCAAAGCCGCTTTGATTACTGCTAAAATTTTCATAATTCTTTTTCCTTTAAAATATAAGTTAGGAAAACATTTTTCGAAGTTATACTTTAATTCAAAACCAAATCATTACATTTGCGGTATGGATAAAAAGAAGGAATGCAAAGAAAAAGCTAAAGCACTCGCACTGGAAAACGGGTTTGATGGGGTTTCCTATTATGGTGAGTGGAATGGGTATTTAGCTTATACGGCATCTTCTCAAAAGGATGAGGGATGTTGTACTGGTTATCCTCAATTTATTCTTGTCAAAGATGCAGTAGCATACCTAGCACCATATACACAGTCGTCAGATATCATGGGAATAACTTCTATGCCAGAAGATCATACCGAAACATTATTGTAATTTCTTCACTATCCCATCAATAATATCCGTATTGACTAACAGATTATCCACGCGAAGTACGTTGACTCCATATTGCAGCTTTATTCTGCTCGATATATCAGCCCAATTTACCTTTTTCCCATTTTGGGGATCATACATGACAATCTTACCATCGGCTAACTTTTCCAAAGTTATGATATGCCCAGAATTACCTCCTTTCCAAGAAAAATCAATATGATATCTTCCAGGTTCTTTTACCAATTCTATAATATCTTTAGTAAGGGCACTTATGTTTTTACTTTTTAAAGCACCGGTTCTGGTTATGTCATATACACCCCCTGCTTTCTTTTTAGTAGGCATCGCCATCGTTTCCGGATCAATCCAGGCCCAATTAGTTTTCTTTGAAAGTTCATAAGGTATATTTCCAGCTTTCTTTAGGTTCGGTAATGCTGTCACATCATATCCACGTCTTCTCAATTCATTGGCAACAACACATGATTGGCAATTCTTACCGTATTCTTCCCCTCTACCATAATTTACATTTCCCCTTAATTCATTTGCAGCCTCAAATGTCATATCTTCTCCCTTTTTGATTCCAATTTTCTGTTCAATCTTAGATTGATTAAAGTTTCTCACGCTTCTATCATTCCATCGCTTCTGAATATCTGCCTTTTCTTCATCAGTTTTAACGCGCTTTATTTTTGTAACATCTTTAGATGTCTTTTCGATATTCCCATCAACTTTCTTCATAAAGCGTTCCATCATTGCTGTGGTTTCCTTGCCTAATTTCTTTTTCCCTGGGCCTAAGTACATACCTACAGTTTCTGCAAAATATTCTTCTATATCTGTACTTGCATAATATCCAAGGATATCATTAATCTCATTTATTCCATTAACTGTCTTTCCAGCTTTCCCAAACGTATTTATAACATCCATTCTCATATTATACTGCCCGAATAATTTATGCCCTAATTCATGGTCTATAGTGCATCGTATTATATCACTTTCATTTTCGTATGCACTATATTTAATACCTTTTTTCTTCCATGCCATTTCTTTATTCCAGACAGATTTCGTATTCTTTAACTTTGACAAATTAAAGTTGATACTATTGTCATGCCCATCCCATGAAGCCAATGCATTTTTCCCCGATGGTTTCCCGACATTACTGAATTTCTGCATATTAAACTCAGACATCCTTTGTTGCATCTGATTAATGATGCTGTTTATTAAAGGTAAATCACCTTTTTTAATATCAAGACTCACGTTATCAGCTATATGCGTTTTGATATACTCTATAGCTTCTTGAGGAGTTTTAGCATTAAAATCAAACACTTGTTTCTTATCAATTGTAATAGGTGATTCTGGTTTGGTCACCTGTCTTTGCAAGCTTCCTTCCTTCGTGAAATTATCCTTCATCCAATAGGCCTTATCCAATGCCTGTTTATTGCTATCCACAAATGATTGAGCCGCACTAGGAATATCTTTTATAACCAATTGCTCCGGCACTTCATCCGTGAGCAGATAGTCTGCCAAATCTTCCGGCTCCATAGTAATCGGTGTAGCAAAGCAAATACAGAAAGGATGCCAACCTGTGAATTTGAATGTTTTCGGATATTTACCGACCATAGCATCACATATCTTACATGGGCCCTTATTGTTTGCTGAACGCTGTATTTCTATGCCAAGTACGAAATCTTGCTGACTCCAACGTTCGTGATCCGCACTACGGTAAGCTGTGTTCGTTGTTGTTGCAGATGTCCGGAGAGCGTTCATCTTGGCGCTACGATACACACCCTGTCCCGGATGGTAGTCTTTCATGGGACGAGACA